TCGGCGTTTTCGCCCCCGATTGGTCTGGTTTATATAAAGTTTATCGAAGTTTAGGATTGGATTATGCTTAATCGCTTGCTATTCGCTACTATTCTGCCCCTATTCCCGCCGATATTCGAAGCGCCCCCATTAGCGGAACCGTTGAATTATCCCGCTATTGCCGACGAACCTGCCGTGCGGATTGATCCCCCACTAACGACTACTACCGTTGACTATGGTTTTACAAATGATAGTGCTAATGGCCGCTGTATTGGGGCAGAGGGTTTGTTATCGAGTTATGCTCGAGTAGGTTGGAACGTTGAACGTATGTCCCGCATCATGTATAGAGAATCAAGATGTGAACCCAGGGTGCGGAATAAGCATTCTGGTTCTACCGGTTTGCTACAGATTATGCCTAGCAATTGCCCATACATTCAGAAGCAACTAGGTGAATCATGCTCTATTGGAAAGCTTCAACTACCGGAATTCAATATCCGTGCCGCAACTACCCTATACGAATATGATGGATATGGACCGTGGAAACTCTAACCCGTAAACGTTTGGCGCTTATGTGCTTCGTTGGCTTACTACTTTGGTTGCCGATTGTTGCCCTTGCCTGGCTCATCGACCGGTTCGCAAGATGGTTTGCCCGGTAGCGGCCGCCTAGCTCCGCCCACGTTGCCGTCTAAGGGCCGTTAGCGCTTTCCGGTCGGCGTTGCCGCCTAGCGGCGGCCGCCGAGAGGCTTAGAACGGCACGTAGCGCCCCTAGCGCCCGTTTATAGCCTTTTGAGCTAAGAACCCTATAAACGCCGATTGCTTACGTGAATAGAACCGGCTTATCGTATCGACCGGATTCGATTGCGTAGACGGCAAACGAAGCGGCAACCAATGGTGAGATATCAACATTGCCTTTACGGTTGAATCCCCAACGTTCGCCAATTGGCCGTTTGGTTGCACCTTTAATCGCATCATTCAATCGATAGTCATTTAGGTGCGTGATTCGCTTTGCTCTCACGTTGTCATAAAAGCAACCGGCCGCATTAGCAACATCTTTAGCGGCATAAGGAATAACCTCAATTCCCCTGTTTTCTAGAATCATCACCATTGATGCCGCTGGTCCGCCCGTATCGATAACGACCGGACAACCACGCCTTTCGGCAATATCGATTGTTCTATCAACAATCCAATCCACACCTTCGTTTGCTTCAATCACTTCAATGGGTAGATATTCGCCTACCGCACTACAACCGACAATTGCCGCCCGTTGTCTATCCCAACTAACATCGATAGCAATTACCGGATCATTGGGCAACCAAATGTCGTCACGGTAAAGCGATTGCCATTGATCGAAATCGATAACCCTATCGGAACCGTCGTTTGTCTTATGGCAAAGATACTCACGCATAAAGTCCCCCAATCTCATTGATTGGATTTCCTCACGCATAAACCCTAGGGAAATGCCGTTAGGTTGATTCAACGTTGGCATTGTCTCTAGCCATGTTGATTCTGCTAACGGATCACTACCGGGATTCATCGACCATTCGAGCCAAACCCTAGAATCATCATTTGCTTTAACGGCACGATGCCCTAGTTCCTGCAAATGGTTAAGTAGTTCGGAATCATCATTACCGGCATTGGAGATGACGACGAATTGCCCACCAATACAACCGTTAGCGGAATCCCTTTGCGCCATGATTGGACGCAATGTACCCAATAGCCAAAGTGCGTGAGTCAAAGCCTCATCAACAATCACCAAATCCGCCGTCATTCCTCTAGCGGCATTCTTTGTAGGCGTTACTGGCTTATAGGTTGATCCGTTAGTAAAGGTTAGGCATTCGTGCCCGGTTTGCCCGGCCATATGTTCTACATACCGACCCAATGGCGAATCTAGAATGATTCCGCAATGCTCTTTCCATCTTTCAACCGCTGTAACCCGTCTCTGAGCGGTATAGACAATCTGTTGAGGAATGATGTATTTCAATCCAACGGATTCGGCAATATCGGTTCGATATGTGAGCAATGCTTGACCGGTTACCCTGGCGGCTGCCCATTTGGTTTTACCGGATTGCCGACCGACCATTACCCCAACATGAGATGAATGATATTTGAGTTTCGATTGGCCAGGGAATTCCGTTTCCCTAGGTGAAAGCATTGTCCCGACGCTATTAACCATCGATTGCCATGCGTACGGTTCGAAACCTAATTCGTTGCTCATCTCATCGAAATACCAACCTAGATTCGGTTTATTGGGATCTACGATTGTTGCAATGCGTGGTGCTGCCGCAATTGTTTCCATTACCATTCCCTTGACTTAGGCGGATTATGTCGCTTCCAACGTTGCATTGCCCCCTGCCGATTACTGTGATAACGGCAATGCGGTTTGAATGTCCCGACCCATAGGGACGGATCAGGAAACTCCGAAATGGGTGGGCAATGATCCGGAGTGAATGCCCGATTGACGCAATCCAATTCCCAACATTGGATTTCGTTCTCTTTTAGCCATTTGCGATAAGCCTTATAGGCGGGATCGTCTAAATGCTTTTGATATCGAACGGCGGGCATGTCGGCAGTTAACTACCGATTGACCATAATGGTCAATATGTGTCATAGTGCTTTTCGTGCCCGACGCTAATTCCCTAATCGTCATTCGTGACTATAGAAATAGGGCTATTCCTAGGGACAATTTGCCGAATAGCAATCCGCCTATTGGTTCCGTCGGTCCTAATGTTGATCCGGGTTTTGGCGATACTCATACGATGTATCCCGCTAACCAATTGGAATCGTCTGGCCATATGCCCGATGTTCAAGCATGGGCGGGATGGCCGATCGGATGGGAAACGCCTTTATGGGATGGTAATCCATTTCCGCAGAAATTGGTTTCGACCCTTTGGACTTGCATTGATCTAAATACAAGGGAATTGGCGTCATTCCCGATTTACGGCATTAAAGGCGTGAACGTTATTGGTTTGCCTGAATGGTCTAACAATCCTGAACCTAGTTTGTATTCGGATTGGATCGAAGTAGCGAAACAAATCTTTAATACGTATTTCGCTATGGGTGAAGTAATCCTATGGGCTACCGGTCGGTATAAGGATGGTTTAGGACCAAACGGTATTGGTTCGGTTGCTCGGTTCGTAGTTCTTAATCCGCAATTGGTCAATATTGAATTGAGTGATGGCGAAAAGGAATACCGTTTGGGTAACGTAATCCTTGACCCGAATGACGTTTGCCATATCAAATATCAAACGATGCCAACTAACTTGCGTGGCATTGGACCTTTGGAATGGGCAAGTAAATCTATTCTTTCGGCGGCCGCATTGGAACGGATGAATTCCGATCTCGCAACAAGGGGCGGCATTCCGTGGGCAATTCTCAAGAGCCAACGAAAGCTAAACGGCAAGGAATCCAAAGATTTACAGAATGCGTGGATTGAAGGTGCTCGCAATCGTCAAGGTGCTCCGGCCGTTCTAAGCGGAACATTGGATTTGGAAACCTTGACCATTTCCCCTAGGGAAATGATGATGCTAGAGCAACGCATTTTCGATGAAACCCGAATTGCGGCCGCACTAGGCGTTCCTCCCTATCTTGTTGGTTTGCCGCAACCGGATGGATTGACCTATTCAAATAGCGTAAACCTACTGGATTTCCATTGGAGAACCGCACTTAGACCGGCCGCCAATACGGTTTATCGCACAATGTCCAATTGGCTTTTGCCTAGAGGCACACGCATTGAATGCAATAGGGACGATTACAACCGTCCCGATGATTTGACGAGAGCTAATACGGATCAAGTTCTATTCAACTTGATTGATGAAAAGGGTAACCGGGCAAAGACGATTGACGAAATCCGTTTGGGTAATCGACTCCCGCCTAATGATCCCTCATCGGTTGATGAATTGACGGGAGTTATTGTATGAAATCGACATTTATTCGGTCTGCGGATTTTGAATTGCGAGATGATGGCCGAACGATTACCGGCCGCATTGTGCCCTATAACGAAGTTGCGAATGTAGTTGAATACGATTCCGAAACCGATCAATTGGTGAGATATCAAGAAACGTTCTTGCCTCATTCACTTGCTGCAATGGCGCAAGGCTTTTCGGCAAGGGGCGGCAAGTTTGCTAACGGCCAATTCATCCCACTACTGATTGACCATAACGATAACTTTGACAATATGGTTGGTCACGCTACCGAATTGCGAGATGAGGATGACGGCGCTTATGCGTCATTTCGTCTTTACGACGATGCCCGAATTACAAAGATTAGATCGGTTCTTACCGAATCACATACGGGTTTGTCAATTTCATTTCGTGACGTTAGAACACCCAAAATCGTTAATGAGATTGTTCAGCGTGTCCAAGTCTTTGTTGCTCATGTTGCCGCTACCCCTTCCCCTGCATATGAGAATGCGGGCATTCTTGCTATTCGATCTAATGAAATCGAACCGGTAACGCCTTTGTTGAATGGCGTTAAGGAATGGCTAGCCAGTCAACGCAATGTCTGATTACGGTGATTTCTCTATCGATGACGTTTACGATAAGCGGGATGAGTTAATCGCCCAAAGACGTGCGCCTAAATCCGGACCCATTTGGTTAACCGGTATGGCGGATATCTTGCGTCTTGTTGGTTTGGACGTTATCGAAATGGACGGATGGCAAACCCGTTCACGTAGTTCGGGTGGTTATGCGGATTGGCCTTTATGCGTAATGTGGCACCATACCGCTAGCGGCATTAGTTCGGATGGTTGGAATGATGCGAATTATATTGCTACTGGTTCGGGTGATGCTCCGTTATCGAATTTGTATATCAATAGAACGGGTACGGTTTGGGTCGTCGCAGCCGGAGCTACCAATACAAACGGAAAAGGTAAGTCGATTGCGTTTAGTAGGGGAACCGTTCCGGCCGACGGAATGAATACGCGAGCATTGGGTATTGAATGCGGCAACAATGGCGTTGGTGAATTCTGGCCAGAGGAACAAATTAATGCCATGTTCCGAACGAATATCGCAATGAACCTTTGGTTTGGTAATCGGGTCGATGATTTGTCTACCCATAACTTTTATGCTCCCGATAGGAAGATTGATCCGGCTACCGACAATGTGGGTGGTAATTGGATTCCTTCTACTGTCAATAGTTCCCGCAGTTGGGATAGGCAAGATATCCGTAACGAATGTGTTAGGCGATTTGATGCATTCATTAACGATAGTCAACCGATTCCCCCACACCCTAATGAGGATGATTTGGCTATTCGAATCTTTGAGTCACAATCCGATCCCCGAGAATTCAATGCGGTTTTCTATGGCTATGTTGATGGCCAGGATAGGTCTATTGAATTGCAATGGACGGGTGATGGTGACGATCCCGCAGTACAAGAACGTTTAGCAATAATGCGTGAAAACTTTGAAACCCGTAACGTACTACTGGCGGGTATTAAGAATAACCGATTGCACCCTAAGCATAAACCGTCCGACATTAGGGATTCATTGCATGTTTGGACAGATAGCGATTTTGCGCCATGAGTGATGGACTTGTTAATTATCATCCTTTGCTTTCGGATTGGTCGTTCCTGATTGCCGCTGTCGTGTTCCTGGCGCTGGCAGTGCTCGCAGTGCTCCGGAGCACCGATCGGCCGCCAGCGGGCACTACAGACCGGTCTACGGCCGCCCGTGGTGCGCTTCCCTGGCTTGCGTTGGCTCTAGTGGCATTCGGATTGCTTGTTTTGTGAATCATGCGGTTTGGCCGATATTTGCGGCTATCCGGCATCTCATCGTTTTCTTGTTAGGCGTTCTCATCATCATTGATGGCTTGAATGACGCCACGCATACCATACCCAAACTGATTATCGGAATGATAATGGTTGGAGTGTTACCGCTAGATAGCCTTTTGGTATTTCGACAGAAACAATCGATTGACCATAGCGGCAAATGTGAGATAGAACGACATAACGAAGCACCCGAGTAAGTTGCCTTAGCAACCGTCGATGAATTCGACGCAACCTATTAGCAATTGTAATCGCAACCTTCATTTGAATAACGAACCCTTCAAATGTAAAGGATTAAGACGATGGCAATTGACAATATGGTTAAGCGGTTGCTTGATGAAAGGGATCAGAAGCTTTCCCTTATCGATCAGATCGCTAGTACCGCAGATGATGAGGGAAGGGATTTGCTCGAAAGCGAAAACCAAACGATTACCAATGCTCAGGAACGGGTTAGGGCATTGAATAATCAGGTTGATCGGCTTTCGCAGGATTTGGAATTGGCCGATTCTGCTAAGTCTCGTATTCGGGCGCTTGACCCTACGGTTATCGCCAAGGATTTCTCATATCGTTCGGCCGGTGATTTCCTTTACGATATGATCCACCGTGTCGATAACCCGGATTGCGATATGCGGATGTCTCGCTTTATGAAGCGTGCCGCTGAGCATATGGGATATGACAAGGCGCAAACCGTTGCGGTTGCTGGCGGCTTTAATGGTTTGGTAGTTGCTCCGGTTATTGGTCCGGTGCTTGATCCTTCCCCTACCGGCCGCCCATTGTTTAGCGCTATTGGTGCAAGGCAGTTGACTAGCCTTACTTTCAATCGTCCCCGAATTGTTGATCCGAATTTCTCTACTGGCGTTGGCGTGGTTGCTATGGAGAAATCGGAAATGCCTTCAAAGGCATGGGATATCGTTAGTGAATTGGTGACCACCCAGCGAGTCGGCGGTTATATCAACGTTTCGGAAGTTCTTACCGAAATGCTGAGTGGTTCACTTGATATGGTGGTTAGCCATATGAATAGGCGAGTTGAAGCCTATTCGGAAACCGCCGTGGTTACCGAGCTAAACAAGACGACTGCAATTGTTCCGCTTACTGGTTCCGATTCGGCCGCCATCACTGCCGCTATTGGTGATGCCGCTGCGACCGTAGTTGCGAATACTGGCAATCTGCCTACGTGGGTTGCTATGGGTCCGGAAGGTTGGGGCGGATTGATTGGCGTTAGTGATTTGGCCGGTAGGCCAATGGTTCCGCCAGTTGGTCCCGTGAATGCATATGGTCAAGCCGACGCAAATGGTTACTTTACTTCAATGTTCGGTTTGCGTGCCGCCGTTACTCCCGCCATTACCGATAAGTCCATTTATGTTGGTAACTCATTCGGTCTGGAAATCTACGAAAAGCCGATGCCGCTTATGCAAGCATTTGAGCCTAGCGTTTATGGTCGGCAAGTTGCCGTGGCTACCTTTATCGGTTTCTATTCGCCAATTACTACGGAAGGTGCAACACCTAAGCGGGATGGAACCGTGAAGATTGCGTGGACGTGATAACCAATGGGCTATTACGATACTAGTTATCCCCCATCCCTTTACGGATTGCCTAGTGCCCATGATTTGAAACTGGTTGGCACACCTAGACCGGGCACACTCATTGTCGATTTCACATGGGATAGTGACGGCAAATCGGCATCGCTCCAATTTGGTGATGGGCAATCCGTGAGCAATACAACCGAAACCGCTACGCATACATATGCGGCCCATCAAATCTATAACCCTAGGGTTACTAGTGGTAATGCCAGTGATTCGGCAACATTGGATTTGACGGTTACCGGTCAAGATGAGCCCGAGCCCGATACAACCGATAATGAGCCCGAGCAATATGCCGCCGTCAAGGTTGACGAATTGCCCGCAGACATTAGCGAGGAACCAACTACCGACTAGTTGTCTGACATGATTTCCCCCTATCGCTTAAGTGATTCCGGCACTTAAGCGATAGGGGGATTGTCAGTAAGGAAACCCATATGCCTTATGTAACTCCAATCGAAGTCGCAAAGCAGATCGGTAAACCTGCTTTGGCTAATGATCCAATTGATCCTAAGTTGCAAGGCGTTTGTGATAGTGCGGAATTCCTTATTAATGATTGGATTGGCGTTTCCGCATCACTTGATCCGGTTCCGCCAACGATTAACATTGTGGCCGTTTCTCTGGCCGTTGATTTGTATAAGCAAGCCGATGCGACATTCGGAGTTATTGGTTCGGGTGAAACTGGTATGGTTCGAATTGCGAGAGACTTGCTTAACCGTTACGATTCCCTGCTTATCCCTTTCTATGATCCGCTAAATGGTTGGGGAGTCGCATAGTGAGTATGCCTGACGTTTATGGTCTAACGGATTTCCGTACGCAATTGGCTACCCTATTGCGTAGTGATTTGCCTGACGACATTGGCGTTAGTGGCGATATCCCTGATTCAATTGCTCCCCCATCGGTTTACGTTACGTGGTCTAGTCCCTGGCTTATTTCCACTACGTTTTGCGAATATACGGCAACCGCACAAATCATTGTGATTGCTGCCCGTATTGAACCAGGGGGACAATATGCCATTCTCGAATCCTTAGTGGGTCAGATTGTGCAAACCCTACGTAAAGCACGAATTCCTATTCGTGATGTTTCGCCACCATACCCAATGGTATTTGCTGGCGTTAATTATCTTGCTGCCTCATTTAATATCATTCAGGAAATGGGAGATTAAATACAATGACTGCAAAACCGATCCGCCTTACTGATCCGCTTATTACTTTGGGGATTGATTCCGTAGGGCCGCCCGTAACTGTTGCTCATCAATTCGTTTGCTTTAGCAATGGTATTCACCTTACGGGCGATGCCGATGATGATTTGGCGACATTCTGCGATCCGGAAGGTTTCGCTTATACCCTTTCGCTTGATCTTAAAATGTCATTGGGTGCCGAATCACTTGATGAAGCGCTAATGGCATTGGGTGGTCCGGGTACCGTTGTCCCATTTGAATTTGCTTATACAAGTGATCCGGCTAGTGCGGATAATCCCCATTGGTCGGGAAAGGTGAGGATTCCGGCATGGCCGATTGTCGATGCTGGAATTAACGAGGCTACTTCGTTCACTATTGATATGCCGGTTATTGGTGATGTCACTCGGGATGATGGAACGCTCACCAGGGTTATCGGTACTTCCGCACATACTCATGATTTGGTTTCCGCCTAATGACTCCATTTGATGAGCTAACGCTATTTGAAGTCGATGATATGCAAGCGGTATGCCTTGACGGTAAAAGCATTTCGGAATCTGACCCTATGCGATTGGCCGGTGCAGTAATGTTCATTACCCAAAGGCGGGACAATCCCCTATTGGATTGGGAGTCATTCCGTCGACAAACTCGAATGGCCGATATCAAGGCATTCTCTGAGCTAATGAATGAAGATGAATTGGACCCTTCAAACGGAGTGATGACCTAGCTAACGCTAAGAATCAAGCGTGGATTTGGTATCACTGGCGCATTACTCCAAACGAATATCGCCAGTTAAAGGTATGGGAACATCGGGCAATGATGGCGGTTATGCAAGAAATTGCTAAGGAACGCCGAAAGGCAATGGGAAAGCGTGGCCGCTAATGCCAGAGACAAAGCTAGAGGGATTCGATGAATTCGCTAAAGATGCCGAACGTATGCAAAAGGAACTACCGGAGCAAACCCGTTTAGCATCAATCGAATTCGCTGCACAATGGGTTTCGGCCGCTCAATCGAATACCCATACCCAACAGCAAATGATGGCGGCCGCCGAATTGCAATCAGGTAGCTCCGGTGAAGGTGCTCAAATCATTTGCAATTCGCCATTGTTTTACGGCTCCGAATTCGGTGGTCAAGGTAGACCGGAAACAATGCAATTCCCACCATTCCAGGGACAAAGGGGTTATTGGTTCTATCCCGCACGTAGAGCAAATGAGGAACAATTTGCTTTGATTTGGGAAAAGGCTATCGATAACGCAATGTCGTCGTGGGATAGGCGAGGGTAATCCCAATGGCTCTTATGGGTGGCGGAGCTAAAGAATATATCCTTAAGGTTATTGCCGACGTTTCGGAAGCAACTAAAGGCATTGATGATGTAGAAAAGAAAACGTCATCAATGAAAGACAAGATGGGCGCAGTTGGTAAAGGCATTACGTCTGCCTTATCAAGTGACGCCGTTATCAAATTCGGAACCGACGTTATCAACGCGGCTGCCGATGCCGACGATGCAAATGATGTCATGCAAGCGGCATTTGGTGATACGTCAAAGCAATTCGACAAGTTTGCTAAGAATGCTGCCGACAATATGGGGTTAAGCGAAACCGCCTTTAAAGGTATGGCGGCAAAGACTGGCAACCTATTGCAATCGGTCGGTATCAATTCAACTGATGCCGCCGAATCAACAAAGACACTTACCCAACGTGCGGCCGATATGGCGGCAATTTGGGGAACCGATGTCCCTACCGCAATGGAAGCAATCAACAAAGGTTTGGTTGGTAGCACCAAAGGGTTAACGCAATTCGGCGTCAAGATTTCCGCTAATGAGATCGACGCTAGAGCTATGGCTAAAGGCTATGTTGATGCGTCCGGTAAAGTCACGGATGCCGGTAAAGCAATTGCCGCTCAAGAATTGATCCTAGAGAAAACGTCGAATGTGCAAGGCGCATACAAAGACAATTCGAAAGATCTAGGTTCCCAACAAGATATCCTTAAAGCGAAATTCGAGAACCTGCAAGCCGGTATAGGTGCGGGAATCCTGCCGGTTATTACAAAGCTCATGGCATTGGTCCAACCATTGCTGAATCTGTTAATTCAGAATGCGGATATCCTCGGACCCCTTGCAATTGGTATTGGTCTCGTTACTGCGGCAACCTGGCTATGGAATGCCGCTATGGCCGCTAACCCCATTACCCTTGTAGTGATTGCTATTGCCGCATTGGTGGCCGGAATTCTGTTGCTATGGAAACATGTTGATTGGTTTAGGGAGGGTATCCTAGGAATGTGGGATGCCATTAAGGCCGCTTTTAATTGGGTGGCCGATAACTGGCCGACAATCCTCGCAATCATTACCGGACCTATTGGTATTGCCGTACTCCTAATTACTAAGAATTGGGATACGATCAAAGACACGTTCAATACGATGGTCGAAACGATCAAGCGTATTGCGGGCACTATTCTAGAAATCATTTCTGCGCCATATCGCCTAGCTTATGATGCAATCAAAACCGTTATTGATAAAGTCCCTGAGGTTTTTAGGACTGCGGTTACTGGCGTCACTAATGCGCTATCGACTATTTGGACCGTTATTAGTGATCCGTTTAAGAAAGGTTGGGATGCCGCTAAGTCTGCGGGTACTGCGGTAATCGATTGGTTCGGAACTATTTGGAATAAGATTCACGGAGCATTTACCGGATTGGAAGAGGTAATCAAAGCGCCATTCAAAGCCGCCTTTGATGCAATCAAGAATCTTTGGAATAGCACTATTGGTGGGTTCGGATTTAAGGCGCCTAGTTGGGTGCCCGGTATTGGCGGCAAAGGTTGGACGATTCCGAAAATGGCAACGGGCGGCATTGTGAATCGTCCGACGATTGCGCTTATTGGTGAAGCGGGACCAGAAGCGGTAGTGCCTCTACATATGCTCGCACAAATGCCGAACGACAATTCGCCTACCGTTGTCAATATCAATGTCTATGCGCTTGATGCCAATTTCCAAACCGGCCGCCGTATCTACGATTCATTGCGTGAGTATTCGAGGGTATCCGGCAATCAAGTAGTGATTGGCTAATCACTATGCCGAAATGGTTTGACGATGGCGTGAGGGTAAACCTCTCGGTTTCTACTAGTGGTGATTTCGTGTCATTGGGTACCCGTACTGAATATCCGTTTGTTGCGGGTAGTGGCGGTTTGCCTGCCAATTGGACATTCGAATCACTAAATGGCGGCCTTACTTCTGATGTCAACCTCACTACTGCCGATGGTCGATTTAGCGTTTCGAACATATCGACTACCGTTTCCAATCAGAATAAATACTATTCGATTGTTAGGGATTTTCCTGTCGTTAATGGAAAGCGTTACAACTTTCTAGCGCAAGTCCGAACGATGGATAACAAGACTGCTACCAAATACGTCTTCAGTTATCAATACAATGGCCTTGGTTCTCAATATACCCTTACCCGATCTACTCAGGCTGATTGGGAGCAGATAGCTGAAACCTTTGTGCCTAGTCCCGGTAATACGTTCATTCGTATCCGTTTGTCGATCTACTATTATCATCCGCCTTTCGGTACTCCGGCTACCGATTGGGGTGCACAATGGCAAGGTCCGGCATTGGTTGAAATGTCGTCAACATATCCCGACCCTACTTGGAAAGCCATTACTTGTGACGTTCAATCGCTAACGATTGCATATGGTCGCAGTAGGTATACCGGTCGGTTTGATGTTGCCACGGCCAGCATTGGCGTAAAGAATGTCGACGGTGAATTTACATATCAAACGGTTCATCCGTGGGGTTTGCGGCCGGGACGCTTTGTAAAGGTTACGATTACCGACCCTAAAGGTACGTCATATCCCGCTTACTACGGATTGATCGATTCCATTACTGATTCGTTTCCGATAGACGGCAAGGTGAATGCCGTACTGAATTGCATTGATACTAGTTCCCTGCTTTCAACTTCAAATGTCCCGACGACATCGGGCGAAAACGTAACCTCACTATCGGGCAATCGATTTCGCAACTTGCTTGATGCCGTTAGCTGGCACCCATCAATGATGGCTTATGATGCTGGCGTTTATTATCAGCAAGGCGTTTATGCAAATGGCCGTAGTGTTCGTGATGAATTGGGATTGACTGCCGATAGTGAAGGTGCGTTGTTTTGGGCCGATCGAAATGGATTGCTCACATTCCGTGATAGGAACTACATTGATCTAAACCCATTGGCCAATACGGTGCAAGCGGAATTGATGGCGGAATGCCCCACCTACATTGATGAGGTTAGGTTTCGCTTTCCTGGCATTGCTGGTAATGGAATGTCAATGCCGTATCAATCGACAATGGCGTTTACGCAATTCGTTACAGTTGAATGCTATGTCGCCTTTGATGATGCCAGTAGTTCGGCACGGCAAACGTTGGTCGCACAGAATGGACGATGGGAATTCCGCAAGGATTCCGGTAAGCGATTGGGATTTACTAATTGGGTAGGTTCGGCTCAATCCACAATTGATGCGCCATTAGGAACCGGTCAATTTATTTGGGTAATGGTTCAATACGATGTCTACAACGGTCTAGTTACGTTTTATACAAAGACGACTGGTAACTATGTGCAATTGGGTACGACCGTATCCATTACCGGAACGATGCCAACGAATACAAACGGATTGACATTCGGCGGAATCGGTCCGTCGCTATCGACTCCCCTTAAAGGGATTATGAATAGCGTGATCGTTGGTTACGGCACCGGATATGTCGTCACCTTTGCCGCATCGTCGTTCCCTGGTCAAGTAGGCGCGACCGTTCTCAACCTTTCAACTGGTCAACAAATCACAGTTACGCAAACCGGTACGAATGTCATTGTGCAGGCCGACCCAACAATCACACCCCATCGACTGATCCCAATTGATTCGGTCCCTACCGCCCAATATGCCGCCGTTCAACATTTGAAAGCATTGGAGACGGATTGGACTAGGGATCGTGTCGTGAATGATGTGCAGATTGCTAATCAAGGTGGAGCGGCATTTCAAAAGATCGATAATGCATCGCAACAGAAATACGGACCACGCACATACCAACGTTTGGATTTCTTAAACGATAATGCCCATCCCGAATACAACCTCCAACGTATCGATGACTTTATGGTTGGTTTTACGGATTCGATATTGCGAGTTAATCGGGTTACTTTTGTGCCCGATACCGATACGTATGCGTGGGCGCTATCAATGTTCCTTATGGATTTGGTGCGTATCCGATATCAACACCCGATCGAAGGTTGGGGATATGCGGTTGCGACACACATTCAGGGATATGTGCATTCCCTCACGATGAATGGTTGGGAAACATCTATCAATCTCGACCAACCAGAATCATTCGTGTATTGGGATACGCCACCTAATACTACGGTCGGTTGGGATATCGATTACTGGGATGTTGGCATTTGGGATAACGCTGATCCTAATGCGGCTTATTGGACTAGTGGTCAAGTGTGGACCGATACGCAAACAAGATGGAGTGAATGATTATGGCTATTACCGTCCCGAAAGATGGGGACATCATTTCTGCGGGAGTCTTTGGTATTCCGGTTGCGAATCAGGTAAATACGAATACGTCAAGCATTGCGACGTTACGTGGTTTGCCGGTAGTTCGAATGGCGACAAATGCTTCCGCGACTACTGATGCTAATGGCAAATACACATTGCCGACGCCAGGGTTTACGGCAGTTTGTGCAATAGCTGTTGGTACTCAACAGGATTATCCGGCGATTTGGCTAACGAATACAATTGTTGCTGGTTCGATTACCTTTAGTGCCCATCATCCGGATGGAACCAAATGGCCGGGCGCAATCCTAGGAATTAACTATGTCGTATTTGGTCCCGCACCGTAAAGGATTGAACAATGGCTATCGCCCGACCGATTACTAAATCGATTATCTCGACAACCGCATGGGGCATTCCCATTACGGATCAAGTGAATGCGAATACAACCGATATCGCTGCATTGAAACCTACTGCGTGGACGAACCTTACTTTGCTTAATGGTTGGAACTCCACTCTGAATACCCAAACTATTCCGCAACTTCGGAAAGTCGGGGATAATGTGCAAGTTCGTGGTGCAGTTAGTTCCGGAACTCCGGGATCAATCATCTTTACCTTTCCCGCAGGCTTTAGGCCTTATCAAACCCGTTATGTTCCCGTAGTGACTTTCTCAGGTTCAATCTGGCAATCTGCGGCGTTAGAAATTTTGTACACGACCGGTGAATGTAAATACCATAATTCTAGTCCTGCCGGTCCTACATACATTGATATCGGTATGATGTTCTCTACTATCGCTTAAGGAAACCTAATGGCATACTCAGATATTGCATTGCTTACAACGGATAACGATTTCATCTTTCGTATTCGTGCGTGTAGTTCTACGGAAGGTGAATTGGACCCTATCCAATGGACTGCGGATCATATTTGGCAAATGGCATCAATGCCGGGATTTGGTGAGAAATACGCTTATGCCCTTGCGAATGGCGTTGCTCGACCGGGTAACGATCAATCCGTGATTTCGGATAACGACATTCTTTCGGCCGTTCAATCGCTACGAACCGAACCGTGACCAGGGGGCACGGCACGGCCGCCGACCAGGGGCAACGGCTGAGAACGGCATACAGACCCCTTAGAGCGACCGCTAGCACAAAACCCCTGGTCAATCGAACGTTGGGCTAGGCGCATACCCGACGATGGGCGATCGGCCGCCAGCGGGCAACGTAGGCGGTGCTCCTAGCCCTACGGCACCGGTTGGCGGCCGCCGAAACCCCTGGTTGGTTCCTCCCTGGTTGGGATCGATGCCTAGAACGCAAAATGCCCCTGCCGAATGGGCAGGGGCACGTTTACGTTGGGGTGATGGTTTGGTCTAGCTCACTGGCGAACGTTCGATTCGCAGACGATCCGTTCCGCTTGACGATGGATACCGCCGAACGGGTTTAGGTTGATCGACCGGAAAGCTTGCTTGATTACTTGCCGCTTATCGGATAGCTCTAACCCGTCGAAACCATCGGCCAGGTTGTCAATATCCGGCAAATCCATAATTGGCTCGTTATTGGTTGCGGCTTTCATTTGCTCTTGAATGTTGGCGGTTGCCATGAGCCAGCGGGATTCACTCATATTTCCCGAATCGAATTGACGATCAAATGCCATAAGCCGATTCTCTAGATCGGCCAGGATTTCGGGATTCCATCCCATACCGGACGTTTTCCACGATTCCCATTTGGATTGGGGTACTTCCGTCATGAGATGATTGAGTACCAAACCGTCAACCGTATCCATATCCATCGAAACGGAACATTGGCGGCAACAATACCGCATAGACTTTTTACCGGTAGTGGTATGGGTCCAATTGCGTGAGTAGCAAGTGCCGCCACATTTGCCGCAAGTCAACAAACCGGATAACAGATATTGCGTTCCCTGGTTGATCGAATTGGTTTGATTGTTGACCCTAGACGGATCTAGGAGAATTGTCCGCAATGCATCCCAATCCTTACGATCAAGAATAGGCTCCCAACATCCTTTGCTGAATCCACCTTCCGTCAATTGCCGCAAACCGGCCGTGGTCGGATTGATAAGAACGTACTTCAATCCGTGGGCCGTCATTTCCTTACGTGATTGTGATGACGTAGGTTGGTGCTCATTAATGAATCCCTTTAGGGTGCCGCCATTCAGAATGTACTTAGCCGCCGTACGGATTAGTTCCGCTTCCGTTTCGTTGATAGTGAGAATTGCGCCAATCGATCGGCCGTTCTCATCCTTAGGGGCATCCTTTGCTTTCCCCTTTGACTTGATCCGATCGTAGCCATATGGCCTAGGGCCGCCCGGTACATATCCATTCTCTTTCTGGAAATCATGCATGGGGATTGCCCGTTCGGATTTCGCTCTAGATTCCATTTGGGCGAAAGCCGCCAGAATCAAAAGCATCATCTCGCCGAAATCGCTGGACGTGTCAAAGTTTTCGGTAACGGATACGAATGTTCCGCCCGCTGCCTTAATCCTTTCCCACGCTTCCCAAAACTCACCAATGGAACGACTGAACCGATCTAGGCGGAAAACGACGATTGCATCCGCTTGCCCGGTTTCGATCATTCGAATTGCCTTTTCGAAGTCGGGACGGTTCTTACCGGAATAGGCAGAAATACCGGGATCGCCCAAATCTGCGACGATTTCCCATTTGCGATTACTGGCGTTGCAGTATTCGGTAATTAGCTCGTCTTGCGTTTCCATCGTTGTCATGTTGTCACGAATGACGGATACACGACGGTACTTAACCGCACGCTTTACGGTTCGCTTGACGATTGCGGATGAATGGCGATTCTTGCGAGGCTTGCGAATCGGCTTATCGATTACAGTCATGGTTAGTTACCTTCCTTGTTATATGCCTTGTTGGACCAATTGCCGCTTGCCGCCATATCCCGCAGGATTTCACGGCAACGCTCACAATTGATGAGAACGGGGTAATGCGTTGCGTAGCTGCCGATAGCCCCGCAAATGGCGGGACCGGTATAGAACGATCCGTCATCATCGGTGAACATTTCCGATTGATGTGAGTAGTGAATATTCATGTTGGAAACTTTTTCCTTTACATAGGTTAAATTGCCGAATCCCCATCCTACCACGTGTTGCCAGGCCGTAAGCGTTGCGAGCAATGCTTCCCCTTGTGCAACACCCATCGCCCCTGGTCAGAGGGTATGCCAGCGTGGCTCAAGGGGAGCTAGGCGGCACCGTAGACCGGTCAAGCGAACGGGGGCGATCTAGGGGCAACGTAGGCACCAACCATCCCTTGCCTTGACCAATGTCAAGCACTAAGGTGACCCTATGCCTAGAAAAGCAGCGATTACCGGAACCGATAGTGATAAGGTCGGATCAACCGATCAGAAAGAGGTAACCAAATTGGCTTTTACCGCCGTGCCCATTGATCCGAAAGATAAGCCTGCCCCTGGCAAGCGTGGCGGCCGTGCGTCAAACGTGCCCGCAATCGAAGGTTTCCTCGCATCGATTACCGAGCCAGGAACATACGAAATGCGTTCACCCGATGAGGATGGCGGACATCCGGTCAATCGGATTGCACAAATCCGAAAGGCGGCTGGTCCTGGTTTCAAGGTTGAAACCTCACCAATTGAATCAGGCAAGCGTTATCGGGTTTTTGTCACAATGCTCGGAGCGGATAGCGTCGCCAGCTAACCAACAAACGAACAAGGGGCACCGGTCACAATCGACCGGTGCCCCTTTTCTATGTCCCAATCAAGGCAACGAATATACGTACTTGTTAATCAGGTTGGGTCCGTGTCGATACGAAACCTTTTCGGCCGCAATCATGTTCGCTTTCAACATAGCGGTAAATACGAGATTCCAACGGCCTACCCGTTTACGGTCTGGTTCGTATCCGCAACCGGCGATGATTTCCCTTGCATCCGAACCGGGATGCTTTGCGAGAAATTCGATTGTCAAGCGTTGCCGTTCATCAATAGGGATTTCCTTTTCCCTGGTTCGTCGTTCCGCCCTAGGGTTTGGCGCAATAGCTTTCACCTTTGGTGAATGGGTCGGTGCCCGTTCAATACGATTGTTCCATCCCCAATGATCGGATAGCGTGCCCGCTAATTCCGCCATCTCTTTAGGCGTTGGGATTTTGTCGCCAATGTCGATTAGGGCACGTTGCCGCATACCGGAACGATCTTCCGTGAATACTGCGAAATGTCCTTCCGCATATGTGGCAATCAATTTGCTCATTCGGCCGCCTTATCGGTTGCCTTGTGCCGTACCCGCTTACGCTTTGTCGGTTCCGGTGCTGGCGTTGCCTGAGGCATATCACGACGGATTGACATTGGTGCTGGCCGGACCTTTCGTCCATTCTCCGCAAATGGCCGGAGCAATTCGACTAGGGTGTCATGATGCAATTGGCATAGATCAATTACGTAGTTGCCGCCGTATGCCGAAAACCTCACTTCCTTTGCGTCGACTGTGCCACAGTTTTCATAATCGCACGTAATGTACGTGGTTTCGGTTTTCATGATGCCTTTTGCTTTCTGCTAGTTGAACGCTCGAATTGTGCGAAAATGGTTTCAACGTATGAATGCCGCCATTCACGCACGCTTAAAACCTCGTCGCCATGCCTTGAGTAACCGTCGGGATATTCGTAACGGGTTTTGCTTTCACCGGAACGGGTAATCCATCGAACCTTTGATGTGCCGCAATTGGCGCACGTTGAAGGGATGCCGATTGATCCCCATTTATAGGAGTCGGAACCAATCGGTTTCCCCTTTCGCCATTCGTGCCCCAATGAGCGGCATTCTGCAAAATGGATATCGACCGACATCCCTTTCAACGGATCAATGGCCATCGTGGATTCCTTTCAATAGGCGGTTTCGTTCGTTGATGGTATTCGTGAGCAACTTTGTCAATTGGGCGATTTGATATCGGTACCCCAATAGCAATGCGTCTAATGCTACGATTCGAGTCGTGAGCAATTCGTTTTGATTCCGTAGTGATTGGTTGGTCAATTCCGCCGTTTGGAGTTGGGCCGCCAAATCGCTATCCGGCATTCTTCGCCTTTCTATTACCGTCGTTATCATGACGGTTATTCTTGATGCCGTTTAGCATGGCGTTGGTCAGTCGTGCCACTGTCTCCCGAATGACAGATAACGATTCCTCACTAGTGGGCAATGGTCTACCGTATGATTCCTCTTCTAACATTAAGACTTCTCGTTCTAGTTCCTCCAAACTCATTGCGTAGATATGGGCGACAATCGATTCTACGTATTGCTTGACCAATTCCTCGGACGATTGCCCGCTTAAGATTTCCCTCGCATTTGCTACCCCTTCATAAAATGCTTTGGCCGTTCCTGATGGCCATTTTAGACCGACATCTATCTGCTGAAATGTCGATGGGGCAAATCGCTTACCGGAACTATATTCCAATGAATGCAAGGTTTGTCTAGACAAGTGAAAGCGTCGATTGAATTCGCGCCTTGACATGCCCAATTGCTCTAGCCTTTTCGCTATTTCCTTTCCTAGTAGGTTTGGCGTTTGTTCTTGATTGGCCATGATGGCACAAATCCTAACTTAACCATTGTCAAGTAGTCAAGTATCCGGCGTGGCCCTATCTAGCTGCGGTTATCAAGCTTTTCCTTGCAATTCGCTTAACGTTAGTCCAGTCTGGCGCACCTTATGGAGCGGAACGGCGCAATCATTAAAGCAAGTGAATTAGAAACGATTATGGTAGCTGCCGATCGATTGGGAGTAACAAGACAACGCATTCATCAAATGTTTGCGGAAGGGAAACTTGATTACTACCGAATTGGGAAACGGAGGTTAGTACATAAAAGGGATATCGAAAGACTTGTGCGTGCGAAAAGTAAAAGGGTCGCCTAATGGAAAATTCAATTAGCTTTACCATCATTGGCAATCCGATTTCAAAGGGTTCACTTACACGAATGGCGAATGGGGCAATGCTGCCCGCTGGCACGGCCAATAGTCGAAAGCGATTTGGGGAATGGCGAATTGACGTTCGAGATGCCGCCATCAAAGCAATGAATGGCCGGAATCCGAGTCAATCCGCAATTCGCCTATTGGTTGAATTCGCTTTGCCCTATCCGACTAGTTCGGTACGCAAATACCAAATGGGATGGTTGCCGTGCGTAAAGAAACCCGATGTGGACAAATTGCTCAGAGGGTTAATGGACCCAATGTCAAAGATCGTTTGGAAAGACGATTCGCAAGTGATCTATGTGACATGCAATAAGGTTTATGCGTGGGCGGGAAACACCGGAGCAACCGTAACCGTCGATTTCCTAGATGACGATTTCCTAAAGCGTGCCGCATCCGGAAGGGAAATCCTGATTGCCGCAATGGCGAAACACGGGATCAACTAATGCCTGATTACGCCGATTGCAAACGATGCCATAATCGAAAACGAATTCAGGCACGAGGATTATGCAATTCCTGTTACGGCAATTTGTTGAAACATGATCCCGCCTTGTTGTTGCAATTCGATCGTGTAACCGACGATCCGAGCATCCCATTCGTACCATATTGCCAATGCGAATCGCCAGTAGCGAAACGTATTCCGTGGTTTAACACATCGCAATGTGAAACTTGCGGAAAGCCATTCCGTGGAATCAACTAATTCGCTTACTCGAATTGCCGATGCCGTACTCACCCGACATATCACCAAATGCAATGACTGCAAATTGACGCAGTACAAAACCGGCGACAATTGGAAACCGTGTCAATTCCATCGGGGATTCGTAGCCGGGATAATCGCAATGCTCAATCAAATTTACACCGAATTGGAAAGCGTTGGCTTTGATGGATGAACCACTATTGGGATTAGCGACTAACGAACAAATGATCCGTGAGTTAATTTGCCGATTCAAAATTGATGCTAGCCAAACAAACGGTTGGGCGTTGCCGTCGATCGAACGGGCGCTAACGCTTGCTGAAATGCTAGGCGGAATGGTCGCTACCGAAAGAGAATACCGGACGGTTGATTATGGTTGATCTAGACGAATACGACCCACCCGATCGACCGGATTTCCGACGCATTGGAAAAGGAATTCCATATGTGCTGAATCCGGAAGGGAAACGGGTTAGGTATTCCCGGTCAAGTAATGGGGGGAAGATACTTGACGACGAATCCAACCTGACGGATTGGAAATTGCGTACGGTAGTTGCCGGTGCCGCACAAAGGCCCGAATTGATGGCGGCCGCATCCGTACTAGATATCGATATGAATAAAAAGGAACTACGTGATATCGCAGAGAAATGCCTAGTAGCTGGAAAAGGCGAAAGGCGTTCGGTTATTGGTACTGCCGTTCACGCAATGTTCGATCATATCGATAGGGGCGACGAATGGACTCCCCCACCCAACTTCAATCAACTATGTATCAACTATGTGGAATTCAAGTTGCAATGGGGATTCATTGTTGAGGATATCGAAATCCATTGCATCAATGATCGGTTTCATTTGGCGGGCACATTGGATAGGCGATTCCGCACTACGAAAGCTTTAGTTGCTCCGGACGGAACCATCATCCCCATTGGCTCGGTCATCGTTGCCGATCTGAAAACCGGTAAGGAATTGGAATATGCGGCCGGAAGCTATTGCACCCAATTAGCCGCCTATGTGGATTCGTTGCGTTATGACGTGATAACCGATGAACGATCATTGTTTGATCCAATGTCGGTAAGGGATTGGGCGATCATCATTCACGCTGATTCTGCCGATACCCGAATCGATGCCTATTGGGTCGATATCGAATCCGGCCGTAAAGGCTTGGAATTGGCCAGTGAAGTCAAGGAATGGCGTCGGCGGAGCGATCTACTCACGGCCGCCCGGTTGCCCGTCACGGCCGCTGGCGTGCCCCTGGCGGCAACCATCCCCCCCCCGACCGGCGAGCGGCCGCCTAGCGGGCACGTAGGCACCGATCCGGACGAACGGACGACCAGTAGGGCGGAACATCTCCGGTCAAGGATTCGGGGGATCATCGATCACTCGGAAATTGCCGCCAAAGCATTAACCCGCATTTGGCCGGTAGGCATTCCAGGATTGAAAACGCCTAACCATTCGTGGGAGGATTTGGACGACATCGAAGCGGCAATAATCCAAATCGAAAAGGATTACTCAGTACCGTTTGGCGAAATCTGGCGTGATCCCGCAAAGCAATCAATGCATAGACACCCGAGCAATGGAAAGGCAATTCCACGGGTAAGGACATTGATGATGTCATGGGTAAACCAATTGACCATTACGGATGCGGCCGAATTGGACGACATCATCAATGTGCTACTTCAATTCGCAAGTTTGCCAGAGGATGAATGGCGCACGGAAGATATCGACCTAATGCTCATGGGATCATTGCGGGCAATTGGCGTGAATGACCTATCGGCATTAACGGTAGATCACGGTCCACATTTGGCGTCGATCGTATTCGCAATTGCGGCCGGTACGGCAATGCTCCTATTCGATGAAACCGAAACTCCGATTGTGCGGATACCGAAATGATTATGCGATGCCATCGGTGCAATTCATCGACAATCTATATGATGTCATTCGAAGTGAAAGGGGAATACGAAATTGTAGAGCAACCAACATGTTTGTCGTGTATGGAAAATGCAATGGAAATTATCGCATGGCTCAACTTGCCTTGTGAGATTGATGTCTACCAACCAATTGAAAGAGACTAAATACAAATGCCGGATAAAGATGATGCAAACGATTTCCTCTTTGGTGGCGGAGGTAAAGCCTTCCCATTTGAGAACATTGGAGACAAGGTAACCGGGGAAATCAAGGAAATGAAAAAGCAGCAACAAACGGATATGGTCACCGGTGAGCCTTCATTCTGGGCAAATGGTGAACCAAAGATGATGTTGCGAATTACGCTGCAAACTGATTTGCAAGAATCGGAAGATGATGAGGGTTTGCGATCGGTCTATTTGCGGGGCGGCAATTTCAATGCCGTTAAGGGGAGCGGTACTAGTTCGCTATTGGCGGTCAAGGATGCCGTAAGGCGTTCCGGTACAAGCGAGGGTATTCAACCTGGCGGGATTCTGACAATGGAATACACGGGCAATGGTCAGGCACCTAATAAGGGGTTTAGCGCACCAAAGCTTTATACCGCTTCATACCGGCCGCCTATGGCGTCAATTGGATTGGACGATTTGGCATGAGAACGTGGGAAGATAACGCAAAGGATTTCGGCGGCTTATTCCGTCAAGATAAGGATTTCCGATTGGCCGCATTGGTGGCATGTTCGGTTAGGCGGGAAGTCAATAGGTATAGCGAGTCATCTGACTCTCTAAAGTGTTCTACTCATCAATTTGCCGAAAAGGCAGGGGTTAGTCAATCGACCGTAAGCCGGTATTTCCGCAATTGGGAGGCAATGGCGGCCGAGGGATTGGTAGATAATCCTGACACGTTGACACCTAATGACGTCGATTCCATTTCACCAACTACTGAGGTATTGGAACGATGGGAGGAATTGCCCGCCAATCCAACGCCAATGCGAGTTATCAACCGTGAGCCGATCGAAACACTACATGCATTGTCGCAACCGGTTCCCTTCGATTATGTGCGTGAATCAATGGTGACTATCGGCTACCTAATCGACAAAGTCGAAACCAATCTAACAAACGTAAATGATCCGGATGAGCTGTCCGTGTTTCGCCATCGTGTTACAAACATCATCAATCGACTTACCGAAATGTTAGACCATGTTGCAACGTGATAAATATCTCGCACAAATATACGAACTGGTCAAAATCCAAAGTCGCGACTTGACCATAGATGAATTGTCCGATGAATTGGGGATTAGTCGTCGGTATACGGACGACATATTGGAATCGTGCCGCGATGACGCAGAGGAAAGGGGATGGATTATTGGCGCCGTTCCATACAAAGGGGCAGTAACGATTTGGGATGGGGCGGAATCAAGTCCCGATCAGCGCGATCGTAAGGAACGATCTATGGAAACCGCGAAAAAGCGATGCCGTCGGTCCATTCATATGAATTATCATCAAATCAAACATTTGGTGACGGAACTGGGTTCAAATCATCCAGAATATCCGTATTGGAAAACGCAATTGCTCTATGCCGAAGTAATGCGGGATGCTGCCGAAAGGTTGGATTAGATGACTTGCGATATTTGTAGCACCGAAATCGACATCAATCATTGCACGCAGATTATGGAGTCTGACGAAATGGACATGATGTATGTAGTGCATTTCGTTTGCATTGAATGCAGTGAATCCATTTCCCAACCATTTGCGAGATGAATACCCTGAGCTAACCGCCAAATGGGGCCGACCCATCAACCTAGGTAAATACGATAACGATTTCGAGTATCAATGTGAAAGATGCCTAGCAACATGGGTCGGCCCTAATGGTGACATTTGCTATTGGTGCCATAAACGATGGGAGATGAATCGGGAAGCCAACAAGCGAGATCTACTCATACCCGAATGGTTATTGTGGGATTCAGCATACTTCAACTTAGATCCATTGGGGCAAGGCGTTTGGGAGCAAACAAGAGGATATAGCAGTGATGAATTTGTAATGGCGTGGAAACGGCGAATAGTGAAGGCTAAAGAAAATGGAGAAATCACAAACAACGAATTGGTTGCTGCCGTTAAGCGTGTCACGGTATGGATGATGCGAAAGCGATCCAAGCAATAGAGGAAATGGTTAGTGAGCTAAAGGGAAGGGGTAAAGCACAGACAAACGGCCACTACGTCTATCCGAATCCGGCGGTTAATATGGTCGAATTGCGGGATATGGACTTCAATTACGATTGGCTCGTTGAAGCGTTTTGGCCATTAGGTGCACATATTCACATCTTTGCAAGCCCCAAAACGGGCAAATCGTTATTGATGCTTTGGATTGCGTGTTCTATATCGATGGGTCGTGATCCCTTCACCGGTGAGCCAATGACACGCCAAATTGTCTCGTACATCGATAACGAAATGACGTTAAAGGATTTGCGGGATCGAATCTACGATATGGGGTGGGATTTCGAGGAATTAGAAGGTTGGTTGAAGTATCACCCATATCCGATCATTCGACCTATGGATACCGAAATGGGTGGCGTCGATACGATGGCACTTATGCAATATGACGATTCAAAGGTGCTCATTATCGACACGCTATCAAGGGTAGTTGTAGGGGAAGAAAACTCCAATGATACATATAGGAATTTCCATAACTACACCGGTCGATTGTTGAAGGCTAATGGCGTATCGGTTGCTCGGTTAGATCACGCCGGGCACGATAAGGCGAAATCAAGGGGAGCTAGCGCAAAAGCCGATGATGTCGATTTGGTCTATTCACTTGAAAAGCGCAATGACGATAGGGGCAAACCGGGCTTTCGGTTAACCCGTACTCATTCAAGGGTAGGTTTCGCTAACGGTATTGTCGAGCTCGAATTAGGGGATGACCCTATTGTCATTAAGTCAAGCGAAATGCGTACATGGACATTGCAAGCAATCACTAAGGCAAAGCAACTTGATGAATTGGGAGCACCTACGAATATTACCCAAAGAGACGCTATTGCGCTTCTAAAGGCAAGTGATTACGGACCAGGAAAGATCACCTATCTAATGGAGGCTATCAAGCTAAGGTTGGACAGAGACAACAGAATATAGGGGGAATTGATGAGGATTCGGTCAAGCAACCGAAAGGCAATATAACCCCTGGTCACGGCCTAAATACCCTGGCGGGAATCGAACAAACGTCTGATATTGGGGACTCGTCGTCGGGAGTCGAAATCGATAAACGCCTACTGACCAGGGGGAATAGCTGAAAGGAATAGAAGGAATCGTTAGGGCTAGGTAAAGGGCTAGGGGGGGTGGTGTCTATAAGACACCCCCCTAGCCCAACCTCACTACCGGGGATAAAGGACAAACAATTGAAGGATGCAATACTTATATTAATGGCAATTGGTTTGGTGGCCGTGGCCGTTCGGTCGGTTCGTCGTGAACGCCATATCAAACGCATTAAAGAGCAAGATAGGGAATGGGTCCGCCGCCGATTAGAGATGAAAGATGATGATGAATACTGCGAATGATGGAATGGGTATTCCGGTGAGTCGGCGGGCTACTTGTATCTACTGCGCTATCTTTATCGATACCAACGCTAATGGTACGTTCCAACTGGCTACCGGTTGGTGCGAGATTAGGAAGCGTGGGGGCACGAATACTATTGCCTTGCCTAAACGTCATGCTCGGTTCGCTTGCAATGAATGTATCGACCGACTCAGACACGGTATCTCACCCGAT